TAGAGGATTATATATTCTACTTCTTCCTCCTAAATTTAACCCTAAAAAACCTACTGGTTGTTCTTCAGTTTTAGGGTTTGATCTTTGTAAACCTGTCTGAGTTAATAACCATGCTGGACCTCCTGGTCCATCATATGCCCATTTTCCTAATCTTAAAACATCTTGAGCTGATCTTTTAATAGAAGTTAATAAACCTCCTCTAATTAAACCATCTGTTGCACTGTCTACAAAATCTCCTACTTGGTCTAAAAATCCTGTGTCTCCTGGGTTAGGAACATCGGGTAATTGGTTGGCAGATAATCTACCACTGTATAAGTAAGGTTCATTACTAAAAGCTCCTCCTGGTCTGTCTGATGTTCTTCCTTTTCCAAACTCAAAAGATTTTTGTCTAAATACCCCTTCAAAAACAGGTGTGTAAGACTTTCCATAATTAAAACCCCCTGCTGTTGAGGGAGTATTATGGTTGGGATAAGCATTTACCCCAGCGGTTAAGTCTGTAAGAAGAGCTTTTAATGCCATTTTATGTTATATTAAGACGGTAAGTTATTTAAATACTCGCCATTTAATGGTAATCCACCATCCATATCTTGGTAAGGTGAGTTTTGTGAACCACCAGGTACTGATGATAATAATGAATCTTGTTGTAATGTTGAATCTTTTCCTAAATCAAATTGAGGACCTGGATTACCATCCAAATCTTGATAAGGTGAATTTTGTGAACCACCAGGTACTAATGCTAATGAACTTTCATGTACTTGAGATGCTATATCTGTTGGTCTTTGAAATTGAGGACCTTGTGCTCCATCTAAATCTTGGTAAGGTGAATTACTGTCGCCTCCTGGTACTACCTGTAAGCTGTCTATGTGTTTTTGAGATGCTGCTGCTGTAGGTAATTGTGATTGTGGTCCTTGTTGACCATCTAAATCTTGATAAGGTGAATTAGTTGGTGAGTTTTGATATGTTTCTCCTGTGTTTGTACTTGATACATTTTGTGTTAATAAATCTACCATATGATCTCCACTTGAAAATGGTGAATTACTTGTACCATTTAATGTATTAAAATTAGTGTCAGGAGCTGCGTTGGCTACTATGTCACCTTCGTTTCCTAAAGTTGGTACGTCTAATTTTGATTTTAAGTCTTTTAATCCCATAATTGTTTTGTTTTGTTATAAATATAATCTATTCAAATCTTGTTTTAAAGTTTTCGTTTCTTGATTGATATTGTGCATCATTTAATCCGTAAGGCGATGCTACTACTACTCCTGGTGCTTTTACTGCACTTAAAACAGCATCTGTAAATCCTGACATATCCATTCCTGAATTTGATGAAACTTCTCCTCCTGCTTGTGCTTTTCCTCCTGATATTCCTCCTCCTTTATTCATAGCATATAAGTTACCTACTCCTACATTTTGAACTCCTTGTCGGCTCATTATAAATTCACCTTGTTCTGCTTCTATAATAGTACCACCTTGTGAATGTCTGTTTCCTCCTATCATACCTCCCTTTTCTGCTTTTCTATTTGATAAACCATACACTAAACCTGCCATACCAGCAACTGCTGCTATTGCTAAGGGGATACCTAAACCTAAAGGTACTCCAGAAAATGTTCTAAATATTCCTCCTGCTGCTTTTGCTACTCCCCCTCCTATTCCTTTTTTATCTAAAAGATTTTCTAAACGTGCAGCTGAAACATTTCTTAATTTATATGCATATCTAATTCCTTCTAATGTGTTTTTAGCAACCATAATTCCTTTTGAAATTAACATTGTTCCTTTTATAGCTACATAAATACCTGCTATCGTTCCTAATAAAGCTTCCATAACTGTCATTTTTTCTGTATTTTCTGAAAACAGACTTGATATTTTAGTTAATCCTGACATCATAATATTTATAGGTTCTAATGCTAAAGTTAATAGATTTAAGAACTGTCCTACAGGTCCACCAACTAAATCAACAAATACTCCTTTTAATTTCATTACTGCGTCGGCCATTTGTTCTTCAACATTTCGGGCTTCCATTCTTTGTGCTAAATCTGTTTTTCCTTCAGCTATTAATTGTTCTTTTGTTTTACCCATCATTTCTTCTTTCATCAACATGTCAGACATTTCATTAGATGACATTCCGAATGATTTTGCTAATGCATTTTGTTGTAAAACATTCATTTTACTAAATTCTGTAAAATTACCTGCTTCTTTAGAAATTTCTTTTGCTAAACCTTCATAATCACCTGTTAGTGCTAATAATCTAGCTTTTTCAAGATTTAATTCTTTTCCAGTAAGTAATTCTGCTTCTAGTTCGGATTCAATGGATGATTGGAAATTAAGCATTGAATTTCCTGCTGCCGCTACTTGTTCTAATTCCATCCCAAGAGCAGCTGCTGTTGCTACTGCTTTTGTTATTTCTTCAAGACTACCTCCCATTTGGGCTCTAATTTGTCCTGTAACATTACCAGCTTTTTCTAATGTTTCTTTAAAGGGAATAGCTACACCTGTTGCTGCTCTTATTGAACTTACTATACCTAATGAGCCTTTATATTGTTCATCTATAGATTTACCTACTACTATAGAGGATTGTGCAAAATTTGCTGTTGCCTTGTCAGATAATCCTACTTTTTCAGATAAAACAGTAGCATCTTCCGTCATTTGTGTTGAGAAACTAGCTGCTATTCCTAATTGGCCTTGTAACATAGAGAATGTTTTTAACATTCTTTCTGCATTTATAGCCATATCACCTGAGGAAGCAGCTGCTATAGACATTTCGTTTCTTAGCCCTGTTGCTTCTTTACGAGACACACCCATTCCTTTTTGGAGGTCGGTAAGTTGTTTATCGAAAGTAAGACCGGCTTTAAGTAAAGCTATAGCTATTGTTAACGGGTCTAGTGCTCCTTTTATAATATCTTTGGTGGCAGATTTTAAACCAACCATCATCGTTTGCATTGAACTTGCTCCACCAGCTGCTGCCTTGTTCATTTTTGTTAAGGCTTCTTTAGAATCTATAAATTGACCTACTATAGGGATTTTACCTATACCCTCCAGTAGTTTACCTGAGAGCCCTACGGTGTCTTTTATTTTTTTAGATTTATCTAATTGTATATTGAGCTCTTTATTATTCTTGATATTGTTTCCTAATTGTTCTTGACCTAAATTTAAGGCTATGGCCATTTCACTTGAAATGTCCCTATGATATTTAAAAAGAACATCTTGAATTTTTGCTTGAGTATTAGCTCCTTTTATTTCTTCTTTTTGAGCGTCTGTTAGGTTAGTAGCAGCTACAGCCGCTTTATCTAATTGTAATGATAGTTCTCTTTTTAAACCTAATTGAGACCTATCATTTTTTTCAATTTCTTTTTGAATATCTTTTACTCCTATGGTTCCTTCTAATAATTTTTCAGCATTATCTATTAAATCTTGAGATACACTTGCCGTATCTTTAAAAGCTTTTCGAAAAGCAGCTGCTTCTATAGAACCCATCCCCATAGCTGTTGCTATTTCTTTTGCTTCTTGAGCTATATCTCTTGAGGCAAATAAAGCGTCTTTTAATTCTTGTTTAAGCTCTTTTGCTTTATCTGCTCCCCCACCAATATTTTCGTCTAGTTCTCCCATGTTATAAGATTATTCGTGTATAAATATAAAAAAAGGAAAAGTGCTTACGCACCTTTCCTATTTATTAAAGTAAAATTGAGAACTTGGATCTACATTGGGTCTGGATATTTCACCATCTCCTATATTAGAACGCCCTTTGGCTTTTTCTAGTTCCTCATTTTGTTTTTTATTGAATTCGTTGATTTTATCAATGTGAAATCTTCTCATCCAAATGGGCATGTTATATACTTCCGAGTGTATGAATCCACCGCCATGGTACACTAAATCGTGAATTTCGGTAAATATTAAATGCCTATAATTCGACGTCAGGCCAAAAAAAGTTAGCGTTGATAGGTACTGTTATCTCCTCATGGATATACCCATCCTCAAATTCAACTTCAAAATCTAAATTGATGTCTGGTTGAATGTTATTAATGTATGCTCTTAATGCTCTAGCGTCTCTAGCTAACAATTGTATGTCTACAAATTGTCTGATTGTCTTTTTTTCATAATCACTATCTACTGATAAAATTAAATGTTTCATTCTAGTAGACAATTCAGGAGATGCGTTTTTGTTGATTTTTTTAAGACCTTTTAATTCAGCTTCAATTTTCTTTTCATCTGCTTGTGTTAAAAGTTTAAAAGTAATTGTTTTCTTTGAAGTAGGCAAAATAAATTCAAATTCATTTTTACCTTCTTTCATTAAACTTTCATCTATTACTTTGTCTTCAGCCTTTGTTAAATCAACTGTTACCGTTTCTATTTCATTGGTTTTAGGGTGTGTTGTTTTAAAAGAATATTCTGCTCCATAACCTAAGATTCTAGATGCAACTAATACTGCATTTTTATCTCCAATTAATAAATCACTGTAGTCAATTGGTGATAATATCAAAGATTGTAGTAATTTATCAATTACTGTTCCATTTGATATGTAATTTTGGTTTGTAAGGATATCTTCCTCACGTGCTGTCATATATTTCATTTCTATGACTCCACTTCTTAGTGGGGATCCTTCAGGATAAAGTAAACCTTTTGAGGGTAATGTTACTTCTTCGGAAGGAAACTGGTGTTTTTTTTCTGTTTGTTCCATAACGTTATTTTAATTAAAACTAGTTCAGATATACATATATGTAGAATAAAAAAAGCGCCAAAAATAGGCGCTTTTCTTTATATAAATGTTTATTACTATTAGTAATTTAAGATGGCGTAATCCATTCTAATAGTGATTGAAATATTCATTGGTGTGTCTGAAGTCCAATCAGCATCTCCAAAGTTAGCTGCTTTTACATAAGCACCCTTACAAATCCATTCTTCAACTACATCACCTACAGGGCCTAATGCATTAAATCTAATGTCTTTTTTATAGAAATCAGAATAACCATCTCTACCTGTAACTGACTCGTGTGACAAACGAACCCATTCCATTACTGCTTGAGCACCTGATGGTGTTACTGGGTCATATAAATCAGCTGTAATGTCTTGCCAATCTGCTTTACCTTTGATTTTTCTTTTCACGTTAATGTGATCAAGAGTTACATCATTGAATGATACATTTGGTCTTCCTACTTTTTTAACTAGGAATGCTGGAATTCCATCGATGTACATTACAAACCTATTCTGTAGTTTAGGTTCGAATGCTGTGAACATCATTTCGTTTGTGTTTAATATTGCCATCTTTTTATTTGGTTTTTATTGTTCCGTTATAAATATAAATCTTTTCTTTTTTTTAGTAACCTCCGCCACCACCATTACCAAATGTAGCTCCTGTTGGAAGAATATTAAAGTCAAGAATTATGTATTCAGCTGTTTTAGTTGGTTGTAAATAAATACCACCTACTAATTGGTTTCTGTCAATTTCTGTTGGTGTGTTGTTACCTTCATCCATTTGTACTCTAAACGCGTATAATCCTTGTCTTTGTTGTACTGATTCTAAATATGGGTTAACAATATTTAAGAATCTATTTCTAGTTTGAATTGTGTTTTGTTCAAATACTAAATATCTTGAAGAACTTGCAATGAATTTCTTAACTGCAATTAATAATCTTCTAACATTAATTCTGTCAAGAGCTGTTGGTCTTGTTTGAAGTGTTTTCTGACCCCATATACAAACTCCTGTTCTAGGGAATGTAGCTATTGGGTTTACTTTTCCTTCGTATAAGCTATCTCTTTCTGATTGATTTAATCTTATTTTAGCTTCTAACACAGATCCTAATACTCCTCTATTTAAACCTGCGGGTGCGAACCATTCAGCAGCAATGTTATCTGATGCAGCAATTGCACCAGGCACTATAACTGATGGTGGAACAAATACTGGCTTGTTAATCGAAGTGTCTAGCACTTTTACCCATGGGTAATATACCGCTGCGTAATTACTGTCTAAACTTGCTGCTTCACTTACTGCTTTTGAAACTTTAGAATTAAGTTGAGTTAAATCCATTACATAGAAAGTATCTCCTCTATCTTCTACCATTGTAGTAGCAGCATCTGTTACTGAAGCGTGAAGTTCTTTTATTACACCTGGTAATACTAACATATTCATGTCGTATTCGTCTTGATTTGAAAGAATATCAATTGCTTTTTTATATGCTTTATAACCTGTAGCACTTGTTGAACTTAAATCCATACCTTGCATATTAACATTTTTAATATGCTCTCCTGTTTTAAATACTTGAGATGTTTTATATCCATCATATCCTCCTTGGAAAGGTACTGAAAATTGGAGTTGTTGTGATGTTGGTCCACTTGCTCCTGTATTATCAATAGATGCACTTAAAGCTCCCGTCCATAATCCTGATTCTGCATGTCCTGAATAATCTTCAACATTAAAGTCACCTGATACATTATTTTCTGAATCTGTATAAGGTATTGGTTTACAGAAATTTAAGTTATCTGCTTCTATATCTGTAAAATTAAATCCTAAAAATGCTTTTGAGTTGTAAGATGTTCCAATTGTTTGTGTTGATTTATAAGAGGCAGATGGGAAAGTTACTGTTGGTGTGAATGCTGCTGCATTTACTGGATTTTTAACTGCTTTAAATCCTTTAGGAGATAATTTTGGTGAAAATGATTTTCCTTTTACTCCTTCTGCTACTTCTACTCTACAAAAAGCTGATTGGTTTGGATAATCTCCTTCTGTAATTACTTTATCAAATGTAGTACTATATACTGCTCTTCTATCTCCAATTACTCTTGCTACATAATTAACACTGTCTGGGTCTAAATTACAATTATTAAATTGTTCTAATATTGTTGGTCTACTATCTTTATCACCAAATTTTCTAATTAATACATTAAATGTACTATATTGTTCTTCTCCATCTATATCTGCTGGTTCTTTTAGTCCTGTTATAGATATTTTATATTGTGTATTACATTCAGCTCCATCATTTAAACAATGGAATCTAAATAAAGATTTTGCTGTACCATTTTGGTACCCTGAAGTAATATAAGGTGTTCTTGCATTATCATATCCTTCTAAGTAAGAACTTGTGTACGACATAGCTATTGATTGAGAAACTAATATTAATTCTCTGTCTGCATGTACTCCAGGATACCCTGCAGCATCTGTTCCTGCTGTAGACGTTACTGCTGAAGCTGTAGTTGATGCAAATGTTGTTGAAATGTTTGCAATATTACCTGTTTCATCTGCTGTAACTGTTACCACATTATCTGTTGCTGTTGCTCCAAATCCTGTTATACCATCAATTGCTGTTGCTGTGGCAGTTGCTAAAGCACTTGCCGTTATAAATCCATTGGCATCTACAGTTAATGCTGCTGTTTCTGTTAATGAACCAGATAAATCTGTATTAGCTGCTGCCGCATTAGTATTAAATGCTACTGTATGTGAAGCACCGTCAGATGTTTCTAAATAAAACGAACCTGAAGCTCCTAAAGCTGGATTTTGTAAACTAGATGTAGGTATTGTAGCTGTAGGTGAACTTAATAATGTAATTGTATATACTTCTTGGGTTGTTGCAGCTGCTGTATTAGTGGATAATGTTTTAAAGTTTGTGTAAATATGTGTTGAAGCTTCATAAGTATCAGCTGCTATTTTACTATTATTAGGACTAGTTCCTATTACTTTTGTTATATAATCAGAATTTGATGGTTTTAATGAAGCAGAAAATTGTTTTGCTGAACTAAATCCAGATCCATTAAAATCTAAAGCAAAACTATCTGCTATTCCATTAGTAGTAGCAAAAGCTGCTGTTGAAGTATCTAAACCTACATCTGCTGTATTTTGTGAAGGGAAAAAGGTTGTTAATAATACATTACCATTTGCTCCACTTACTGCTAATCCAACTACACCTGTAGGAGTTGATGCTGTTGGGTCTAATTTTTGACCACCACCACCTAAAACTCTAACTACAGTAACTGTTCCTGCGTTTTTTAGATATTCTCTTACTGTTTGTGGTACGTAAGTTGTTGGAGATAAACCTCCGAATTTTGATTCAAATTCACTAAATCCTCTTCGGATTACTGTTGGTACGAATGCTGGGCCTTTTCCTGTTGGTCCAACAACTGCTGCTCCTATAGCTCCAATTCCTTGTGGTAAAAATGAAAGGTCGTTTTCTCTAGTAAATACACCTGGTGATACAATATTTTCTGCCATTTTGTTATATTTTAATTTGTTCTGATTAGATTACAATGTTATCTGGATATAAATATAAAATAAATCTATAAACCGAAACTAGTTTAGGCGATTATTTTTTATAACCGCCAATAACTATCTAACTAAAATTAAAACCTAATCTGCTGGTTGAAATTCGTTAGTTTCTAAATCAAAAGTTCCTTTTCCATATTTCTCTGTTAGAGATTCTGCTAGGTTTTTTTCTTTGATTTTTAACTGAGCTAGAGTTTGTCTTAATTGGTTTTCTGAGGATGTTAAAGATTCTCTGTTAATTGCGATTTGGCCAAATCTAATGATAATTTGATCCATTTCTGCTTGGATTTCTTTTAAAGATGTTACTTCTTCTGTTGTGAATTTTTTATTGTCTGACATAACTTTAATTAATTAATGTTTATATTCGAATATACATATATGCGGGTTAGAAAGACCCACCATTTAGTTTACCTGTTATTGAGTTAGCTGTTATTGCCCCACTTGAACTTATATCTCCTGAGGATGTAAATGAACCACTTAAATAAGAGCCATTTATATCTACATAAAATCTGGCATTATTTGGATGACGACCTGTTTGTCCTGATGTTGAATCTGTTGCTCCTGCTTCTGGTTGTTCTAAATAAAATCCAATACGTCTATTAACATCGTTTGCATTACCATCCGTATCGATAGCAGCAAAGTATGTCTCGTACCAAAGCATACCCATACCGTATTGGTTATCAACATCGGTGTACCAGTTTGCAAATTTTACTTTTGAAGTATCTTCATTGTAAGCGAAGAATTGAAATCCTGCTCCATTACCTTGGAGTTTATCATTTACTAATAAATGGTCTATAGAACCTGATAGTGAAGTAATAGCACCACTTGAACTTATATCTCCTGAGGCTGTTATAGGAACACCAAATGTAAGTGTTTCATCATTTGCATTCATGTTAATAGCTACATTATTGTCACTATTTACTATAAAATCAACAGTAGGCCCACTGTCTGGGTTTACCTTAAAATGTGTGGATGCAAATTGTGCTACATTAATGTTGTTTGCATTTATTCTCCAATAATCGTCATTTACTACTTGAATGTAAGTATTACTTTCATTAGCATTTTTAATTTTACGATTATTAGCTAATGTTATGTCTCCACTTAAAGTTGCATTTACAGCATTTAAATTACTAGTTATATCTAATGAACCTGTTATTTCATGGTTATTACCAGCATCTATTAAGAATTTTTGTTCTGCTGCTCCTGTTTTACCAGCAACACTAAAAATTAAATCTGCTTGAACACCTGAAGCATCTACATCACTTACTACTGCTTTTAATACTGCAGTTTCACCTGTTGATCTAGGATCTAGAGTTGTTAATGATCCTGATTCTGCTATCCACCTAATAGCTCCTAATGTGTCTCCTGTTTGTGCGGATGCTATAAAACCATTTGCTTCTATTTTTTCTAAAATTGCATTTTGGTCTACTGCTTTAAGGGCATTAAAAAAGGTTGTTGCTCCAGAATCGTCTTCAACTGTTATTCCTACGGTTGCTAAAGAAGCTTGAGTTACAGATGCACCTCTTGAGTATTTTAAAATAAATTCACTACCTGTAGCTGCTGATGCTGCATCCTTATTAAAACTTTCAATATTACCTTCATTATTAATTCTTAATCCTTTTCTAGATCCTGGTGTTTGAAATTGTACTTCACTAACAATAGCATCAAATTCTGATTGGGGGTCATCTGTGTTAAAACCAATTTTACCACTTTGTGAAATGTAAACAGAATTAGTGTAACCACTACTACCGGAAACTTCAAATGTTAAATTAAATGAACCAGATGTTGCTTTTATTCTTGCTCTTTCTTTATTGTCTCCATAATCAGCATGGTTTGGATCAGTTTGAGTAGTCTCATAAAATTTAATTTCAGAGTCTCTTATTCTAATGGGTCTACCCGTTGTTGGTTTAGTTACTATTTCCACTCCTTGAATAGAACCTGATATATCAACGTCTGCTTTAGGATCTTTTGTACCAAATCCTATTTTACCTGAAGATGAAAAATACATTAAAGTAGGATCAGTTTTTCCTGAAGCTATAAAACCAGGAGACCCAGTACCTTGTCTAAAAGATATATTAGATGTATCTGTAGTTTCATTAGTAGGTCCTATAAGTAAAGATGCTGATTCGGGACTTATTACAAAAGCTTCCGCAAAATTAAAACCTCCTGATCCTGAAGTAGAATAAGTTGCTTCTATATTAGATCCTAAAGGTATTGCTCCTGAACCTGTATATACTGTGGGGGTTACTGTTATTTCTCCTCTTATATTTGTGTAATTTATTGTTGTAGTATGTAACGTAGATGTGTTTGACTTACTTGCTGATATTAAACCTGTTTTATGAGGACGAGAAGAAGTTATTGCATCATGTATAAGTCCCCCTAAAGCTATACCACTTAAACCCGATGTATATTTAACATTTACAAATTCTATGTTGTCTGTAGAAGATCCTGTAAAATACAAACTTGAGCTTTCGGGAAAAACAAAATTTGGATTGTTTTTATTATTAGAAGAAGTATATTTAGTTTGAATATGAGATTGTGAAAAAAATCTAATTACTAAATCAGAATTTGAATTACTACCACTAATAAGAGTAAATCTAATGTATGGATTTAAAGTTGTATTATTTATAATATTTGAAGGAAGACTACTACTTACATTTAAATTTAATGATGCTGGGGTTGCATTATTAGATGATGTTACATTAAATAAAGAAGCTGAAGGGATAAAACTAAGAGTTCCCCCTGGTGTAGCTAATACTTGATTTTGTAATGTAAAATTATATTGTGGCATTTTTTATCTATTTGTCTTTTAAAGTGAATTAATAGCTCCGTTTCCTACTGAAATTGGGCCAGTGGTATATATTTCTTCTGTACCATCACCACTATTGTAAATATAATTATTATTAACTGGGTCTGTTTTTGTAAGTCCTCTAAAGTCTGACATTTTAATATTTATAGTTCTATACGCATTGTTTCCTTCTATTACTGCGTTTAACGAAGTACCACTTATGTATCCTGAATTTGCAGTATTAGATATTCCAGGAGCAGTTCCTGAACTTATCCCTTTACCAAATTGAACAGAATCATTATAATGTTTTAGTCCTTGATTTAAATTATTATAAGCACCATATCCGTCTAAACGCCCATAATTATTATTTGTGCTTGCGGGGTTACTAATGTCTATACCGTGTCCTGATACTAAATTAAAATAATTTCGATGATCATTACCAAAAAGTGTAA